CTTTACCCGGAAGGCTTTGAAGCCTTCAAGACTATTGTGAAAGGGGTGAAACAATGCGAGTTTCCCACAGCCGGGTTGATCTCTTTAATAGATGCCCATACAGATACCGCTTGCGATATGTGGAAGGGCTGAACACTATCCCTGATACGGAACCCGACAACGCCTTAATCCTTGGCACCGCCCTTCATACGGGCATTGAAGAAGGGGTTGAAAAGGCCCTTGACTTCTACCAGTCCAGCTTCCCAATTCTGACGGATGATCATGTGAATGAAATGATGAAGCTGGAAGCCATGATCCCCAAGGCCAAGGCCCTATTGCCACCGGGCGGAGCCTTTGAACTTCCTATTGGAAACGCTGATTTTATAGGCTTTATGGATTATCTGTGGCCCGCTGGATGGATGAACACAAGGCACCCTTCCAACTATTGGGGTGAAGATGTTCAGGTGTTTGATCTGTACGACTTCAAATATTCCAACAATGCCAAAAGCTACGCCGTTTCCGGTCAGTTGCATGAATACAAGTATTGGTATGAACTGACCCACCCCGGCCACCGGATCAGGAATATGTATTTTCTGATTGTCCCAAAGGTGAAAATCAGGCAGAAGAAAACGGAAACCATTCAGCAATTCCGGGACAGGTTGCAGGATGCTTTGAAAGACGCTGAACCATCTTTATTGCCGGTTCAGTATGACCCCATGAAAATTGTGGACTTCTTGACCGGCACAAAGCACATGGTTGAAGCCACAGATTTTCCCAAGAACCCTAACCACTTTTGCGGTTGGTGTGAATATCAAGAATACTGTGAGAAAGGATGGGATTATATGTTACTTCCCAAAAATGAACGGCGCAATCTGAACGCCACCAAGAAGAAGGTTGTCTGGCTATATGGCGCACCCTTCAGCGGCAAGACCTTCTTCGCAAACCAGTTCCCTGATCCCCTGATGCTGAACACGGATGGCAATATCAAGTTTGTGGATGCCCCCTATATCGCTATCCGGGACACGGTAACGGTGGAAGGTCGGTTGACCAAGCGGCAGTTGGCTTGGGAAGTCTTTTCCGATGCTGTGACAGAGTTGGAGAAGAAACAGAACGATTTCAAAACCATTGTGGTTGACCTTCTGGAAGATACTTATGAGGCTTGCCGGGTGTATATCTGTGACCGGCAGGGGTGGAAACATGAAAGTGATGATTCTTTCCGGGCTTGGGATATGGTAACTTCCGAATTCCTGAACACCGTCAAGCGGCTGGTCAATCTGGACTATGAAAACATCATCCTGATCAGCCATGAGGATCGGAGCCGTGACCTTACCCGCAAGAGCGGTGACAAAATCAGTTCTATCCGCCCCAATCTTCGGGAAAAGGTTGCCAACAAGGTTGCCGGTATGGTTGACCTTGTGGCCCGTATCGTGGCGGATGATAATGACCGGGTTCTTTCCTTCAAGGCTTCGGAAGTGATCTTTGGTGGTGGGCGGCTGACTGTCCACAACAAGGAAATCCCGCTGGATTATGAAGCCTTCTGTGAAGTCTACGAGGAAGCCAATCAGAAGGCCGCAGGAGCCATGAAACATGGCGGCAATACCCCGGCTACCCCTGCACCTGAAACCACCGACACGCCTACCACAGCGCCCAGCAGAAGGGGCAGAAAGGCCAAGACTGCAACCCCGCCCCCGGCTGATAACTATGATCCGGCTGAAGATGCGGCAAAGGCGGCTTGTGGTGATCCTGATGGAACTTGGACACCGGGCGGCGGTGAAAAGGATGATTCTGTTCTTGTTGCTGAACCGGCCACCGGTGACACCCCGCCTTGGAACGATCTTCCCAAATGCCCGGACGGTGAACGCATTTTCAGACAGCACGATCAGAACCCGGAAATCCCCCTTTGTCCGTCCATTGACGCTGGCCACCGTTGCCACAAGGAAGGCGGCCCCGATGGTTGCCCCCTGTGGGATCGCCCCAAGGCACAGGCAGAGGAACCCGCACCCAAGACGGATGCTAACCCGCCCCGCCGTACCCGGAAGAAGCGTGAAGAATAATGGCTGATGTGCTGATGATTGCCGGGAAGCCTGAAACCATCTTCAAGGCCCGTGATTTTGAATATCTGGTTGAAAAACACATGGGCTATGAAGCGGCCAAGTATTTCCGGGAATACGCTGAAAAGGCTGATGAAGAAGTCAGATCGGCCAAGGCCGGTGAGAACACAGACCTTGCTTCCTATGAAGCTGACCTTGAAAGCAATCACAGAGCCTTTCAGGACATTCAGACGGAAGCCGCAGTTATCACGGGTGTTCTTCAAGAAAAACGGATAAACCGTGAGAAGATCGCCCATGCAGTCAGGGAAATTGGAAAAATTCTTTCCAACCAAATATAAAAACAACATTTTTGGAGGTAAAAAACTATGGCTATTGATTTTGACAAGATTGATCGTTCTGTTGATCTGAAGGGCCTTCAGGCTGATGTGGAGGATGCCAAGAAGAACGGCGGCGGTGATTTCCCCACCATTCCCGCTGGAAAGTATGAAGTGAAGCTGGAAAGCATGGAGATCAAAGGCACCAAGGCTGATCCCAACCGCCCCATGCTGGCCGTGTCCTTCAAAATCCTGTCCGGTGAGTTCAAGAATCAGCGCCTTTTCATGAACCGTGTCCTTTATGGCACCAAGAATGACAAGAACATGATCGCTTCCGCTATGGGCTTCCTTGAAAAGCTGGATTCCGGTGTTCCTGTCAGCTTCACCAGCTACAAGCAGTTTTCCCAGCTTGTTCTTGATGTGGCGGAAGCCATTGATGGAAACTTGGAATATGCGGTGGACTACGATGATTCCCGCTTCAATTCCATCACCGTTGAAGAAGTTTTCGAGGTTGAAAACTGACCCAAAATTTTTTGCAATGATTGTAGGCAAATAGTCTACCGCAAAGCAACTGTTGTCTACTTGAAAATTCACTTTCAAGCCGGGGCGAAAGCCCCGGAATGGCCCCAAGTGAAAGCCTTCCCGTGGCGGGGCTGATAAGGCGGAAACGCTGACCGATTTCACGAAAGCTGAAAGGATGTGAGTTGATGATCTTCTATGATTTTGAGGTTTTCCGGTATGACTGGCTTGTTGTCTTGATCGACCTGAACGCCCGGAAAGAAACCGTGATTATCAACGATCCCGACAAGCTGAAACGCTTCTATGAGCAGAACAAAGGTGTGATTTGGGCCGGTTACAATTCCCGGAACTATGATCAGTACATCCTGAAGGCCATTCTGTGTGGGTTTGATCCAAAGCCTGTGAATGATTGGATCATTGCAGAGAATAAACCCGGTTACAGATATTCAAGCCTGTTCAGGGAATACCCGCTGATCAATTATGATGTGATGCCGAACCCGCCAATCAGCCTGAAGGCGCTGGAAGCGTTCATGGGCCATTCCATTAAAGAAACTTCTGTTCCCTTCGACATTAACCGGCCTTTGACTGAAGCAGAGTTGGCCGAAACGGTCAAATATTGCCGCCATGATGTGGAACAGACGGTGGAAGTGTGGTTACGGCGGAAGGAAGATGAATTTGATGCCCAAATGTCACTTGTGAAGGCGTTTCACCTTCCCATTTCTGACATTGGCCGCACCAAAGCACAGCTTTCCGCCAAAATCCTTGGGGCCGTTCAAAGGGAACACAATGATGAATTTGAAATTGAGTTCCCGCCCAGCTTGCGGATCGAAAAATACACGGAAGTTTTGAATTGGTACAAGAACCCCTTGAACCGTGATTATTCCAAAACCCTTGAACTGGATGTGGCCGGGGTTCCCCATGTGTTCGCTTGGGGTGGCCTTCACGGGGCCATTCCCAAATATCACGGGGAAGGTTGGTTTGTCAATGTGGATGTGGCTTCCTATTACCCGTCTTTGATGCTGGTTTATAAGTGGCTTTCCCGTAATGTTCACGATCCTTCCAAGTATGCGGAAATCTATCACACCCGCCTGAAGCTAAAGGCGGAGAAGAACCCCATGCAACAGCCTTACAAGATTGTTCTGAACAGCACCTATGGCGCTATGAAGGATAAGCACAATGCCATGTATGACCCCCGGCAAGCCAACAATGTTTGTGTGGGCGGTCAGCTTCTTCTTCTGGATTTGATTGAACGGCTGGAAGATCATTGTGAAATCATCCAGAGCAACACGGATGGTATTTTGGTCAAACTTCGCCGGTATGAAGATTTTGAAATGCTGGACGATCTGTGTTGGGAGTGGGAGCAAAGAACCGGGATGCGCCTTGAATTTGATGAATTTCAAAAGGTGTATCAGAAGGATGTGAACAATTACATCATTGTTCCTTCCGGGCCGCTTCGTGATGAAAAAGGGAAACCCCGCTGGAAGTGCAAGGGTGCCTATGTCAAAAAGCTGTCTGATCTGGATTATGACCTTCCCATTGTCAACCGGGCCATTGTGAACTATTTCCTTCATGGGATCAGCCCGGAAACAACCATCATGGAATGTTCCAATCTTCGAGATTTTCAGAAGGTTGTGAAGGTGTCCAGCAAGTACAAATATGCCCTTTATTCCCCGGTGGTTACGGAAGCAAAGATCAGGGATGAAAAAGGCCGTTCTAAAAAAATCACCCGCTTCAGCGGCGGTGAGGTTCAGACGGATAAAACCTTCCGGGTGTTCGCTTCCAAGGATCAGAGCAAGGGCGGAATCTTCAAGGTTTCCGGGAAAATCGTCAAGGGCCGGGAAAAGAACCCTGAAAAGTTCGGAAACACCCCAGATCATTGTTTTTTCATCAATGATGATGTGACCAACCTTCCTATCCCGGATGAACTGGACAAGCAATATTACATTGATGTTGCTTGGGATCGGTTGAAAGATTTCGGGGTGGAACGATGAACAATAAAACCTTTCGGGGGGGGGAGCGTTGAAGCATGGAACTGTTTAGGGGCTATGTGCCTACCAGAAATAAACAATGCCTTGAAAAATTCAAAGGCGTTGAAAAACTGAAAACCCGTTCAGAAGTCCAAGACCTTGATGAATACGCCGGTATTCTTGGAGAAGAAACCATCCTGATTGATGTGGACGATGCGGAAACATCTGAACTTTTGTTCAGAATTGTTCAGGATTTAGAACTGAAGTGCAGAGTGTACGCCACCACACGGGGAAAACACTTCTTGTTCAAGAACTGTGGTGTTAAAAAAAGCTGGACGAAATGCACCTTGGCCGTGGGTATCACCACGGATGGAAAGGTTGGAGCCAATAACAGCTATGAAATCTTGAAGTCCGGTGGCGTGGAACGGCCCATTCTGTATGACTTCCCTGAAGGGGAGATTCAGGAACTTCCCAAGTGGCTGACCCCAGTGAAAAGCAACTATGATTTCCCGAACCTTGGGGAAGGTGATGGGCGGAACCAAACCCTGTTCAACTACATTCTGACCCTTCAGAGTGACGATTTCACCAAGGAAGAAGCCCGTGAATGTATCAGGCTGATTAACCGTTATGTGCTGAAGAAGCCCCTTTCCGACAAGGAACTTGATGTGATCCTTCGGGATGATGCCTTCAAGAAAACATCCTTCTTCCGGGATAAAACCTTCCTGTTTGATAAGTTCGCCACCTACCTGAAGAACAACAACCATATTGTGAAGATCAATAACCAGCTTCACATTTACAAGGATGGTATCTATGTTTCCGGTGCCGGTGAAATTGAAGGGGCCATGATCAAGCTGATCAGCAACCTGAAACGGGCGTGGCGTTCGGAAGTCCTGTCCTATCTGGAAATCATGATTGAGGAAAACACCAAGGCCACCAACCCGAATATCATTGCTTTCAGCAACGGCCTTTACAATATCCGGGATGGTTCCTTTAAAGAGTTCACCCCGGATGTGGTCATTACAAACAAAATCCCGTGGCCGTACAATCCCGCCGCCCATGATGATCTGTTGGATCACACCCTGAACCGGCTGGCCTGTGATGATCCTGAAGTTCGGGCCTTACTGGAAGAAATGGTGGGCTATTGTATGTACCGCCGCAATGAACTTGGCAAAGCCTTCATCCTGATTGGCGATAAAAGCAACGGCAAATCCACCTTTCTTCATGTGGTGAAGAACCTTCTTGGGGATCAGAACATTGCTTCCCTTGACCTGAAGGAATTGGGCGATAGGTTCAAAACCGCTGAACTGTTCGGCAAGCTGGCGAACATCGGTGATGATATTGGTGATGAATTTATTGCCAATGCTTCCGTGTTCAAGAAGCTGGTCACGGGTGATCGGGTGAATGTGGAGCGCAAAGGCCAAGATCCTTTTGAGTTCAACAATTATTCCAAGTTCCTGTTCAGCGCCAACAATATCCCCCGTATCAAGGACAAAACCGGAGCCGTTCAGCGGCGTTTGGTGATTGTTCCCTTCGATGCCAAGTTCACCCCCAATGATGCTGACTTCCGCCCGTTCATCAAGGATGAACTGTGTGAACAGGGTTCAATGGAATATCTGGCCTTGCTTGGCCTTCAGGGGTTGAAGCGGGTTCTTGGCAATGCACAGTTCACCACTTCCAGCAGAGTTCAGGGGCAGTTGGACGAATATGAAGAAAACAACAACCCCATTATTGGGTTCATCAATGAAGTGGGTGTTGACGGGATTGAAAATGAAGCCACCGATTCCGTGTATCGCCGGTATAAGGAATATTGCATTGCGAACAACTTCCAAGCCCTTTCCAAGATTGAGTTTTCCCGGCAGATCACAAAACGCTGTGGCTTCACAACGGCCCTGAAATGGATTAGAAATCGAAAAACCCGTGTGTTTGTGAAAGGCGGTGACGCAGAATGAGTGGTTCCAAGAAGGTGTTCACCACATTGGGCAGTTCCAACCATGTTCCTGAAGAACGGGAAGCATTTGATTACTACGCCACCGATCCAAAGGCCGTGGAAATGCTTCTGGAACTGGAACAGTTTTCCCCAGTCATTTGGGAACCGGCCTGTGGTGAAGGCCACATTTCCAAGGTGCTTCAGGCCCACGGGTATGAAGTCATTTCAACTGATCTGATTTACCGGGGCTTCGGTGATCCTGAACCGCTGGATTTCCTGAAGGAAACGCTGGACGATTTTGAAGGCGATATAATCACAAACCCGCCGTATTCAATGGGGCTTGAATTTGTTCAAAGGGCGCTTGAAAGCGTCCGCCCCGGTGGGAAAGTGGCTATGTTCCTGAAGGTTCAGTTCTTGGAGGGGCAAAAACGGGGTGAGTTCTTCAGGCATACCCCCCCCCGAAAAGTTTATATCAGCCGTTCCCGGCTGGCCTGTTATAAAAACGGTGATATGACCGGGAAACCGGAAAGCGCCATTGCCTATGCGTGGTATGTGTGGGAAAAGGGCTTCACCGGTGATCCGCTGATTAAATGGTTCAACTGAAAGGATGGTGCTGAATGGCCCACGAATATTCCAAGTTCAAGAACAAAAACATTCCCTATGCCAAGGTTGGGCGGCGGGTGTTCAATAGCCTGTTTGATGCAGAAACCTTTTGCACCGAACACGGCCTTGATGTCAATTCAGCTATTGAATATCGGGATGATCCTAAATTGAAAATTAACATTCAAACAATCGCCCAATACCAGAAGGCCATTCTTCAGGAATGTTTAGACCGGCTGAAGGCCCGTGCGGAAGCCTTGGTTCAAGAAATCAACCGGTGTAATGCTGATTTGGAAAAGTGCCACCCGCTGGATCGTGGTTTCTTGACGGATCGGCGAAATGAAGCCATTGCAAAGCATACGGGTACGATGGAAGCCTGTGAGATTGTGGCTGGATTAAAAAATAATTTAGAAAGGTTGACTGGTTGGCATGATTAAAGACAGCGGTGAACGCACCGAGTTTGGAACCGGCGCTGTTCGTGATATGCACAGCGGCAAAGGCCGCATGGATTTACTTCCGTGGGAAGCCTTGATAGAGGTTTCCAAACATTGTGAAGAAGGGGCCTTGAAGTATGGTGAACGGAACTGTGAAAAGGGTATTCCCATTCACAGCCTGATTGATTCGGCCTTCCGCCACCTTGCCAAGTACATGATTGGGATGGACGATGAACCCCACCTTCGGGCGGCTTGCTGGAATTGCCTGTTCGCCCTTTACATGGAAATCAAACACCCGGAACTTCAGGATATTCCAGCACGAATGAAGGCCCCGGTTCCCAAAATCAAGGCGGCTTCGGAGCCGTGCCGCCGATGCAAACACCGTGACCGCTTCGGGGACGAATTTCCCTGTGATGAATGTGTTCACAGACAGAACGGCACCGATGATATGTTTTACCCGGCAGATTGTAAGGAGGATGCAGAACAATGAAAATTATCAAGCCTGATGTGCAGTTCATCACCCCGATTGATGGGGCCACCATTCTGAAGCGGCTGGAACAATGTGGCCGTGTCTGCTACAAGTCCGAGGATAAGATCACGGAAGGTTCCGCTGAAAAGTTCGTTGCCGGGATCATCAAGCGAGGGCATGAAGCGGTTCTGGAACATTGTTCCTTTACGGTGAAGTTCATTTGTGATCGTGGGGTTTCTCATGAGATCGTCCGCCACCGGATGGCTTCTTACTGTCAGGAATCCACCCGCTATTGCAATTACGGCAAGGGCAAGTTCGGTGAGGAAATCACGGTGATTGAACCTTGCTTCCTTGAACCCGGTTCCAGAGCCTATGACTATTGGCGGGATGCCTGTGAAGGGGTGGAAATTCGCTATTTTGATATGCTGGCGGAAGGATGCACACCGCAAGAAGCCCGTTCGGTTCTGCCCAACAGCCTGAAAACGGAAGTGGTCATGACGGCCAACATTCGTGAATGGCGGCATTTCCTGAAGTTGCGCTGTTCACCCGCCGCACATCCGCAGATGCGGGAAGTGGCCCTGATCCTGTTGGACAAGGTTCATTGGCTGATTCCGGTGTGCTTCGATGATATTTGGAGTGAATACCATGCCGATGTTTAAGAAGTCCGGTGGTAAAATCTTCGCCGTTCAGTTCAACAAAGCTGAAGAACGGGCCTTGGATCGGGAAATCAAGAAACAGATTGTGGAAAATGATCGGGCCTTTGACATGGACAAAGAATCATCCATCCTGTGGATGCTTCACACCCAATTTGGATTTGGCCCAAAGCGTCTGAAGCTGGCGTGGAAGCTGTTCTATGCCGAAACCTTGAAGCTACGGGAACATTACTTGATGGAACAAGCCGATGATGGGTGGTTGGCCCGTAAAAAGCTGAAGGACATTGGGTGTGACATTGAAGAATGGTACAGAGAAGAAGGAGGGAAAACCGATGCCTAAACCTTGGGAAAATGCTGAAGGGTATCACGATCCGACAGCCTATCACGGCACAAAGAACATCATCCGTGACGAGGATGAACAGCAGAAGCGGGTGAACACCCTGATCTTCGTGCTGAAGTACATCACCCGTTTGGCGGGGTTTGAACTTCTGAACCGCATTGAAATCAAAGACCGTAAGACCGGGAGGGAATACAAATGATCAGTTCTTATGACCCTAATTTTCGGGGTGTCCATACAATCCGGGTGACTTTCATGCAATGGGATTATACCGGCCATGTTTCCTTTGAAATCGGCGGTAACTGCAAAGGCGCTGAATTGCTGGATTTCACCTTCTTGGAGTGTGACAATCAAGAAGATATTGGCCGCTATTCTGAAAACGATTGTCAGTTCAGCTATGATGAAGAAAATGAAGTTTACACCGCCGTTCTGAAAAATGCTGACGGTGACACCTTGGAAGTTGAAGGTGATGAATGTGATTTCAAGGGTATGGCGGTAGCCATTGAAATTGCAGGAACAGCGGTGGAACACCGATGAAAAAGATTTATTCCTTTCTATTTCAGAAACATGATATTGGTTTTATGCGGTTCTGTTATGCAATGTTATTCCCGTGTGCGCTATCATCTGAATTTTGCCGGTGCTGGATGGTGTTTATGTCATTCGTCCTTACATTGGTTATTCAGGGAAATGCTAAAGGGTGGAACCGGATTTGCTAACCAGTATTCTTCAGTAGGAGTTGGAACAGCGTGTGGAACAGATATGGAACAGATATTTTCAATACATCTGTTCCGTTCTGAACCCCCTTGATTTTCAAGATTTTTTTCCTGTTTTTAATAGCATGGAACAGATGGTACAGATGTGAATATACTTTCTTCTTATATAAGAAAAAATATATAAGATATGTGTATATAAGCAAATTGCCATTTTATCTGTACCATCTGTTCCGAACCCTTGAAAACCCTTGATTTTTCGGCATTTGTCAACGGTACAGATGTACCCTGAAACGGAACAGATTACCGCAGAAAGGATGTGTTACATAGTGAATGACAAAGACCTTTCCCAACAGGCTAAAGAATACTTTGCCCAAATCAGGAAAACGGATCGTTTGATCCATCGGCTTGATAGCACCATTGCAACCTTGCGTTCCAGCTTGACTTCTACCGGAAGCCAACTGAAACAGGACAAGGTTCAGACTTCAGGCCCCAAGAATACCCTTGAAGAAACCATCACCAAGATCATTGACCTTGAAGCCAAGATCAATGCCCGGATTGATGAACTTGTGAGCATGAAACAGGAAGCGTTCACCATGATCAACCGGATTCCTGACCTTGATCAGCAAAATATTCTGATCGGGCGCTATATTCAGTTGAAAAAATGGGAAGATATTTCTGAAGAACTGAATTATTCTATGCAATGGGTTTTTGAACTTCACGGAAAGGGTTTACTTGCTTTTGCCAAGGCAAACAGCGACTTTCTAAACAACCGAGAAAACCAGAGTGCTACCGGTTTCAAACAGAGTAAAGAATCGGTAGAATAGTAAATAAGAAATTGCGCCTACGGGAAACCGGGGGCGCTTTTTCTATGCCTGATGAAAGGGGTGAATACCTATGACACCAAGACAGCGGAAGTTCTGTGATGAATACCTGATCAGCGGCAACGCTACGGATGCGGCAATCAAGGCGGGGTATTCGCCCAAGACCGCAAAGCAGACGGGTTCTGAAAACCTTGCAAAACCTGACTTGAAAGCGTACATCGAAACCGAACTTGAAAAACTTCATTCGGCCAAGATCGCTGATGCTGAAGAAGTCATGAAATACCTGACTTCGGTGATGCGGGGTGAACATACTGAAGAAATCCCGATCCTGTGCGGTGACGGTTGCCAAGAGTTGACGCAGAAAGAGGTTGGAGCCAAAGAAAGGCTGAAGGCCGCTGAACTGATCGGCAAGCGTTATGGTATGTTCACGGACAAGGTAGGTGTGGAAGGGGCCGTTCCGGTGATTATCACGGGGGATGATCAACTTGAAGATTAGCCCACAGGCCAAACGGGTTCACCTTCCTGAAGTGGTTGGCAAGGGTTACGGAACCTTCTGGAACTTCAAAGGCCGTTACCGAGTGTGTAAGGGAAGCCGTGCTTCCAAGAAATCCAAGACCACGGCCCTGAACATCATCAAACGGATGATGCAATACCCGGAAGCCAATACCCTTGTGGTTCGCAAGGTGTTCAGAACCTTGAAAGATTCCTGTTTCACCGAACTGAAATGGGCAATCAACCGCCTTGGGGTTTCGGCCTATTGGGAAATCAAGGAAAGCCCCCTTGAAATGACTTACCTTCCCACCGGTCAGAAGATTTACTTCCGGGGCCTTGATGATCCCCTGAAGGTCACTTCAATTACGGTTGAAATTGGCTATCTGTGCTGGTGCTGGATTGAAGAAGCATACGAAATCATGAATGAAGCTGATTTTGATATGCTGGATGAATCCATCCGTGGTGCTATCCCGGAAGAAACCGGCCTGTTCAAGCAAATCACGCTGACATTCAACCCGTGGAACGAAAAGCATTGGATCAGGAAACGCTTCTTCGGGGAGATCACCGGCAAGGATGCCCAAGGAAACCCCACATACAAGTTTCATGATAGCTGGATCAGCCCGGATGGGCAGATTTACGCCACAACCACCAATTACCTGTGTAATGAATGGCTGGATGCGGCGGATTTGAAGGTTTTTGAAACAATGCGGGAAAACAACCCCCGGCGCTACAAGGTGGCTGGCCTTGGGGGTTGGGGCATTGTGGATGGCCTGATTTTCGATAATTGGCGGGAAGAAGCCTTTGATTATCTGGCTATTTCCAAGAAGCCTGATGTGAAAAGCGCCTTCGGCCTTGACTTCGGTTATACCAACGATCCAACGGCCCTGTTCTGTGGGCTGGTGAGTGAGAAGGAAAGAACCATTTGGGTGTTTGATGAACTGTATGAAAAGGCCCTGACGAACCGGGCAATCTGTGACCGGATCACCGGCATGGGTTACGGCAAGGAACGGATCAAGGCCGATTGTGCCGAACCCAAGAGCATTGATGAATTGCGGGATGCTGGCCTTCATCGTATCAGAGCCGCCCGGAAGGGCAAGGACAGCGTGAACAATGGCATTCAGTACATTCAGGATTACACCATCATCATTCATCCCCGGTGTGTGAACTTCATTACTGAAATTTCAAATTACACTTGGGCTGAAGATAAGTTTGGGGCCAAGATCAATACCCCCATTGATGATTTCAACCACCTGATGGACGCTATGCGTTACGGGCTGGAAGATATGTTGGTTGGCCCCGCCTTCAGCTTCGACTAATAACATGATAGTAACAAAACACACGAAAAACGCACGGTTTCTGGTGTTCGGTGTTCATTGCCCAATAGAAAGGAACCGCCCATGTTTGAACAACAGCACATTTTGAAGAAAATTGAACAGTGGGCGGATCGGCTTCCCTACCAGTCTCTGAAGATTGAAGTGGAACTTTCAAACCAAACGCTGACCTTGGCGAAAACCAGACAGCGCCCCATTGGATTTCAGCCCCCCCCCACCCAAGAGAGAAAGGACGGTGATTGAATATGCCTTTGTTTACTGATACTGAAACGGCCCGGATCAATCGCCTGATCCTGATGGGCGGCAATACCGGAATGACTGAACTTCAGTTTTTCGCCGCTGAAATTGATGAATGGAAGCGGAGCCGCAAGCGGAAAGAGCAGATTACCGGGGATGCCTACTATGAAGGTTTCCATGACATTCTGACCCGCAAACGCACAATTATTGGCGAGGATGGCAAACTTCAGGAAGTTGACAACCTTCCCAACAATCGGCTGGTGGATAACCAGTTTGCCTTGATGGTGGATCAGAAAACCAACTATCTTGTGGGCAAGCCCTTTTCCCTGACCTGTAAAAACAAGACTTATTCCGAATTTCTGAACAAGGTTTTTGATAAGCGGTTTAAGCGGCTTCTGAAGTATGTGTGTGAAGATGCCCTGAAAGGCGGGATCGGCTGGTTGTACCCCTACTATGGGGATGATGGCAAACTTGTCTTCAAGCACTTCCCGGCCCATGAAATTCTTCCTTTTTGGGCTGACGATGATCATACCATCCTTGATTGTGCTGTCCGCCTTTACCCCCAAGAGGTTTGGAGCGGCTACACCAAGGAAATTGTGGAGCGGGTGGAAATCTTCAAATCAGATGGCCTTTACCGCTATGTGTATGATGGAACTACCCTGACCCCGGATGAACAGTTGGGGGAACATGAAAACTATTTCAGTGTTGACGATGGGGAAGAAACGGTTGAACTGAATTGGGAGCGGATTCCCCTGATCCCGTTCAAGTACAATAAGCAGGAAATCCCCCTGATTCGCCGGGTGAAAACCCTTCAGGACGGTATCAACACTATGATTTCCGACTTTGAAAACAATATGCAAGAGGACGCACGGAACACCATTCTGATCCTGAAGAACTATGATGGTGAAAACCTTGGGGAGTTCCGCCGTAACCTTGCGACCTTCGGAGCCGTGAAAGTTCGGGATGATGGCGGGGTGGAAACCCTGACCGTTGAAATTAACGCTGAAAACTTCAATTCCATTCTGAAACTGTTCAAGGATAAACTGATTGAAAACGCCCGTGGCTATAATGCTAAGGATGATCGCATGGGCAACAACCCCAATCAGATGAACATTCAATCCATGTATTCTGACATTGACCTTGACGCAAACGGAATGGAAACCGAGTTCCAAGCGGCCTTTGATGATCTTCTGTGGTTTATCAATCAGGATTTTGCCAACACTGGCCGGGGTGACTTCGAGGAAGAAGAAACCACCATTGTTTTCAACCGGGATATGCCGGTGAATGAAAGTGAAGCCATTGAAAACTGTGGGAAGTCCGTTGGTATTCTGTCCAATGAAACCATTGTGGCCCAGCACCCGTGGACAACGGATGTGGAATTGGAGTTGGAGCGGATCAGGAAGGAAAAGGAAGAAGCAATGGAACAGGCGCAGGAATACGCCGGGGCCTTCCAGACCGGCAACCCGAACCAAGGTGATAATGGTGGGGGCGAATAACCCCCGCCGTTTCACAATATACGCCGGGGCAGACCTTGAGTGTGGCGGGGTGCTATTACTCCTACCCGCCAAAGGGTGAAATTCCCTTCCCCGGCCCATCATGGCCCGTTAGTCAAGTGGTTAAGACACCGCCCTTTCACGGCGGTAACGCCGGTTCGATCCCGGCACGGGCTACCATGGCCACAAAGGAAGGAACCAAAATTCAGCAAGGCGCAAGCCCCTATGAAGAAACAGCGTGGCCTTCTATGCTGAAGTGGATGGAATAGGCAGACACGGCGGATTCAAAATCCGTTGCCGCAAGGCGTGTGGGTTCAAATCCCACCTTCAGCACCATTTTTCAGGATTGGAGGAACGGCCCATGAGAAATGCGGATTATTGGCGTGGGCGGTTTTCCATCTTGGAGGACAGCGCCCACAGAGAAGCCCAAAAGACCATTCAGGACATGGAAGAACTGTATCTGGATGCACAGCGTTCCGTTCAGAAGGAAATTGAAAGCTGGTATGCCCGTTTTGCGGTGAACAACCAAATCAGCCTGACCGATGCCCGGAAATGGCTGACCGCTGGACAGCTTGAAGAATTTCATTGGAGCGTTGAACAGTATATCAAGATCGGTGAACAGGCCGGGTTGGATGCGGCATGGCTGAAGAAGCTGGAAAATGCGTCTGCCCGGTTCCACATTTCCCGCCTTGAAGCTGTTCAGACAGGTATTCAGCAACAGCTTGAATTGCTATATGGTAATCAGGTTGATAGTCTGGATGCCCTGTTGAAGAAGGTTGTGGGCAATGGCTACACCCACACGGCCTTTGAGGTTCAGAAGGGTGTTGGCCTTGGTTGGGATATTACCGGGCTGGATCAGAAGAAACTTGAAACCTTGCTTTCAAAGCCGTGGACAACGGACGGGCGAACCTTTAGTGACCGTATTTGGTTCAAGAAACAAGAATTGGTTGACAGCCTTCAAAAAGAATTGGTTCAGGGCCTTCTTCGTGGTGACAGCCCCCAAAAAATCACGGATGCCATTCAGAAGAAGTTCAAAGTTTCCCGGTACCAAGCCGCACGACTTGTAAATACGGAAACAAGCTATTTCAACGCCCTTGCCGCAAAAGAGACCTATAAGGAATTGGGCGTTAAGAATGTGGAGATTTTGGAAACGCTGGATTCCATCACCTGTGCATTTTGTGCAAGTATGGATCGAAAAGTGGTTCCCATGTCGGAGTTTCAACCGGGTGTTACCGTTCCCCCGTTTCATCCACATTGCCGAGGAACTACGGTTCCCGCCATTGATGAAAAATATATGGGTGAAAGAGCCGCAAGGGATCAGGATGGAAAAGTTTACTATGTCCCCGGTAATATGAGTTATTCCGAATGGAAGAAAACTTTTGTGGACAACGGTTCCAAAGATGGGTTGACCCTTGCAACCATCGGGAGTATAATTAAAAATACAGTTTCGATGGTAAAAAGCGAGGGTTCCAATGTGCAGACGGTAGGCCGCATTGATATAGAAAAATACCGTTGCATTACGGACGAGATCGCCACCGATGAAGTGATTATCACCCCGGAACGGATTCAGCATATTGAAGAACGCCACCCCGGAGATTACGAACAGTTCGTTAAGTATGTTGCGGATATTCTGGAAAACCCGGATTACATCTTGGAAGCAAACAAGCCTAATACCGGTGTGATTCTGAAAGAAATTGAAGAAAATGGAGAAAAGTTCAAAGTGATTCTACGGGTAAAGGTAGAGAGTGACCCCGCTGAATATCGAAACTCCATCTTGTCCTTCTGGCAAATTGGTGAAACCACATGGAAGAAGAATGTGAAGAACAAGAAAATCCTTTACAAGCGGGAATAATACTGCTATACTTTAGATAGGATAAGAACGGGCTTTGAGGTGGAAAAAGCGTTCCCATACGCCACACGCCTTTTGGTAGTGGGCAAAAGAGATGCCGGGAGTGACGCTCCGGCCAAAGTCCAATCTTCAAGGGAACAGGTGCAAACCTGTTCCCTTCTTCTATGTGCTGAAAAAAATTGAAAAACCCTCTTGACTTTTCTGTTGCTACAATATATAATTGTTGTAGCAACAGAAAAGAAGGTGAATAAATGGTTGCTAAAAAAGGCCGTCCTGTTTCAGAGAACCCCAAAGATTATATGCTTCGGGTGAGGATGGATGAACAGACTTTGCAACAGCTTGATGAATGTTGTGAAGCTGAAAATCTTTCTCGATCTGAAGTAGTAAGGAAGGGGATTCAGGAACAGCATAGCAAACTAAAGAAATAGGGTGTCGGCTACCCGCTAAAGTACACCAACACCCTAAACCACCAGAGGTTTCCCAACTGGATAAATCCATTCTATCACAGTTGGGAACTTCTATCAAGTGAAAATTGATGGAGGTTTAACATGGAAAAATTGATCAAGAGCATTGAAGGCGTACACCCCGGTAAGTATGACCTTCGCAGGAATGAACTGGATGAACTCTATGACGCATATCATCACGACACTTTCAAGCTGATTGCCGTGGTGTTCAAGCTGGGCTTTGCCCGTGGACAGAAGGCGGTGAAGAAGGCATGAATGAACTTCAGGTATTCACCAACCCCGAATTTGGACAGGTGCGAACCGTGACCATTGAGGAAGAACCGTGGTTCGTGGGCAAGGATGTGGCGGTTGCCTTGGGGTATGAATCGCCACGGGCGGCAGTCAGCAAGAAGGTTGACCCGGAAGATAAAGGCGTTTCCGAAATGGAAACACCTTCAGGGAAGCAGCAAATGACCATCATCAACGAATCCGGTTTGTATGCCCTGATCTTCGGAAGCAAGCTGGAAAGCGCCAAACGCTTCAAACATTGGGTGACGCATGAGGTTCTTCCCGCAATCCGTAAAACCGGAAGTTATTCCATCATCCCGAAAGCAAGAGCATTGACCACAGACGATTACATGAAGGCGGCACAACTGGCCGCTACCTGTCGGAATGAACGGCTTCCCTATGTGCTTGGATTTCTGGAACAGGCCGGGTTTAATATCCCGGAAGTGACCGCCACGCCCCCGGCCTTGGATGGGCCTGTGGATTGCACGGAGATTCAAAGACTGATGGATGAACGGGGCATTTCCGTAACGGAACTTTCCAAGCTGACGAACATTTGTAAAGCGTCTTTGAGTTATTACAAACGGGGCATTTACAAGCCGAACCGTGAACGCTATCGCATTATCATTGACGCATTAACTTAATTGATGATTTGACCACCCCGGCCTTCTGGCCGGTGGTGGTTTTTTCATACCATTTTCGCCGTTTCCCGGTGGTGGGCGGTAAACAGAACCGGGAAAATCGTGGTTCCTGACCCACGGTAAAAAAGGATTTTATGATGGAGGTATCACACTATGACGAAAGAAAAGCTGATGGAGTGGGGCTTGACCGAGGAACAGGCCAACAAGGTTATGGAAGGGCTGAATGGTTCCTTTGTGACCAAGAGCCGGTTCAATGAGGTGAATGAGGAAAACAAGACCCTGAAGGCCCAAGTTTCTGAACGGGATGGGCAGATTGAAACCCTGAAGAAGTCCGCTGGTGATAACACGGAACTTCAGAACCAGATCACCGCCCTTCAGGAAGCGAACAAGCAGAAGGACAAGGATCACGCCAATGAAATCAAGGCCCTGAAGATCAGCAATGCCGTTGATGTGGCCCTGACCAATGCCAAGGCCAAGAACAACACCGCTGTAAAGGCGCTGTTGGCCGCATTCTTGGAGAAGGCGGAACTGGCCGATGATGGCACGGTGAAAGGGCTGGATGATGAAATTGGCAAGCTGACCAAGGGCGAGGACACGGCTTTTCTGTTCGACACCAGCGGCAAGGCCAAGTTTAAGGGAGCCAAGGCCGCTGAAAAGAGTGATCCCCACAATCAGCCCACCGGGGATGACCTTTCCAAAATGTCCTATGACGAACTGTGCAAGTACATGGAGGAAAACCCGGATGCGGTTTTGGAGTAACCTACACAATTTGACTACACAGAAAGGAAGTTTGAACGATGGCTAACAGCAAGTTTGATGCAAAGTCTTTCAACCCTGAAGCGTTTAAGTACATGGTTGGCCGTGTGCCTAACCTGACCCTGAACGCCCTGAAGAAGTCCCGTGCGCTGGCCGGGAACCCTGACATTCGGGCGGTGTTCACCAGTCAGAACGGCACCGCTTACGCCCGTCTTGCCATGCGTGGCCTTCTGGATGGGGATGCGGTGAACTATGACGGTGAAACCGATATTACCGCCACTTCCACCAAGACCTTTGAACAGGGCATGGTGGTTGTTGGCCGTGCCAAGGCATGGACTGAAAAGGATTTCAGCTATGACATTACGGGCGGCGTGGACTTCATGGGCAATGTGTCCGCACAGGTTGCGGAGTACAAGGACACCTTGGATCAGAAAACCCTTCTGTCTATCCTGAAGGGTGTTTTTGCCATGCCTACCACCGATGCCAAGAACAAGGAGTTTGTGGAGAAGCACAGCACCACGATTTATGCCCCCATGAGCGCCACCACCCTGAACAGCGCCGTGAACAAGGCTTGTGGAGCCAACAAGCAGAAGTTTTCTTTGGTGTTCATGCACAGTGATGTTGCCACCAACCTTGAAAACATGAAGCTGTTGGAGTTTATGAAGCAGACGGACGGTGACGGCATTCAGAAGGATTTGACCCTTGCCACTTGGAATGGCCGCACCGTGGTTGTGGACGATGATCTTCCCGCCGTGACCGGCTATGCCGATGCTGATGCGGAAACCCCCGGTGCTTTGAAGATTGTTGCTTCTGGCGAGGATGGAACTACCACCATCAATCCTGCCAAGGCAACCCCCTACTTCGGCACTCGCACCCTTGCCGCTGATATGTATGTGGTTCCCGCTACACAGTACACCACCTTCATCATGGGCAACGGCGCTATTTCCTACGAGGATATTGGGGCCAAGGTTCCCTATGAGATGGCCCGTGACCCCAAGACCAAGGGCGGTGAAGATACCCTGTATATGCGTCAGCGCAAGGTGTTCAGCCCCTATGGTATCAGCTATGAGAAGAAAAGTCAGACCAAGCTGTCCCCCACGGATTCTGACTTGGAGGATGGACAGAATTGGACGCTGGTTCACAGTGGCGAAACTACCCCTTCCCAGCGCACCTATATCAACCACAAGGCCATTCCCATTGCCCGGATTCAGTCTTTGGGCTGATGAAATGGCGGTGAACCCCGTTGCGTGAAAAAGTGGTTGTAATGCTAACGGCCCTTGGCGTGGCGGGGGCCGCTGATGATCCGCTGTTGGATATTGTCTTGAACAATGTTCAATGGCGGATCAAAAACCTTTCCAACCTTTCCGAAATCCCGGAGGGGTTGGAAAGTCTGGCCGTTTCTATGGCCGTGGGCGAATACCTGAACATGAAGAAGTGTTCTGGACAGCTTGAAGGGTTTGATCTGGATGCGGCGGCGGTGAAATCCATTCAGGAAGGTGACACCAACATTACCTTTGCCCTTGGTGAAGGTAGTTCAACCCCTGAGCAGAGGTTGAACAGCCTGATTGATTATCTGATCAACGGGCGCATTGGTGAAATCTACCGTTATAGGCGGTTGGTATGGTAAATAAGGCCGTGCGAATCGCTTTGGAACGATTGTGGAAGGATCGGTGTTCTATCTTCATTCGTGAGGAAGTCACCGATCCTGTCACCCACCTGACGGATTCTGAAGAAAAGCCGCTTCTTCAGGATCAGCCGTGCAAGCTGTCTTTTGAAACATTAACTTCAACCAATGGGGATGAAGTGGCAACCGCCCAACAGGTGGTGAAGCTGTTCCTTTCCCCGGATGTGAAGGTTCCCGCAGGATGCAAGATCATTGTCACCCGGCCAAACGATGTGGAACGAACCTTCACCTATTCCCGTTCCGGTGAACCGGGTGTTTTCTCCAACCATCAAGAAATCATGCTTGAACCCTTCAGGGGGTGGGCCTGATGGCAAGATGGGGCCGGTGTGATTACCGGGAATTGAAGAAGCTGGATGAACGCCTTCAACAGCTTTCGGAAGTTGACATGGATCGGCTTTGCCGGGATGCCGCCAATGAAATTGCCCAAATCCTGTGGAACAAGGTAAAGAAAAGAACCCCGGTTGGTGTGGCCCCCAAGTTTGATGAACCCAAGACGGTAAAGGCCAAGGGTGCAAGCGGGAAAAGCCGAACCTTTCTCACCCGTTCCGGGGCTATCCGGGAACAGTATTGGGCCGGGTATCGGGGCGGTTCCTTGCGTGATGCGTGGACGATCCTTCCCATTGAAAAACATGGGGATCAGTACACCGTGACCATCATCAACAACTTGGAATATGCGTCCTATGTGGAATACGGCCACCGGCAAACACCGGGGCGCTATGTTCCCGCCTTGGGTAAAAGCCTGAAGGTAAGTTGGGTTCCGGGGAAATTGATGATGACTATTTCCGAACAGGAAGTAAAGGTTTTGGTTCCGTCCATCCTGAATGATATGTTGTATGAAGCCTTGAAGGGGGTGTTCAGTTGATCAATGAAATCATCAAAGGTGTTTCCATGAAGCTGAACGCCACCTTTGGGGCCGGGTACAAAATCTATCAGAATGATGTGGAACAGGGCTTCAAAGAACCCTGTTTTTTCATTGCCGTTCTGAAGCCTGACATTTCCCCGTTGCAAAAGAACCGGTTCATGAACCGGAACCCGCTGGATGTTCACTATTTTCCCACCAGCGGGAGAAACAACGCTGAATTGTTCACTATGGCCGGGGATTTGATGGAATGTTTGGAGTTCATCACCCTTCCCAATGGGGATGTGCTTCACGGAACTTCCATGAGTTATGAAGTTGAAGATGGGGTTCTTCACTTCTTCGTCAACTTCAATCTGACACTATCCCGCCCGTCCGAGGAAACCCCAATGGAAACCTTGGATGTGGATGTGGAGCCAAAGAAAGGGTGATTGAATGGCTACCAGAAAGAAAGCCACCACCGCACAGGAACCGCCCATCACGGCCCCGGTGGTATTCCCCAAAGAAAAAGTGTTGACCTTCAGGCGTTACGCCAACCGGCGTGATCTGCTGTCTATCCTTTTGGAAGATGGGAAGGAATACACCCATGATCAGATTGATGGGCTGATCAAAGATTTTTATGAAAGGTAAGGTGAACTAATATGGCCCTTGGCGGCGGCACCTTCTTGGTGCAGAACAAGGTTCTGCCCGGTGCATATATCAACTTCATTTCTGTGGCGCAGGCAAGCGCCACCCTTTCTGACCGTGGCATTGTCACCATCCCCCTTGCCATGAATTGGGGGCCTGAAGGCAAGATTTTCACGGTGGAACAGGCTGACTTCATCAAGAACAGTCAGAAGATTTTCGGCTATGCGTACACGGCGGATGAACTGAAGCCCATGCGTGAAATCTTCCTTCACGCCAAGACCGTTCATTTCTTCCGCCTTGGTTCCAGCGGCGTGAAAGCGTCCAACACCTACGCAACGGCCAAATACCCCGGCACCCGTGGCAATGATCTTCGGGTTGTGATCACGGCCAATGAAAACAGCACCGAACAGAAGCCCCTGTTCGATGTGGAAACCTTCTTGGGAACCGTTCAGGTTGATCTTCAGGAAGGTGTGGCCGCTATCACCGGCCTGAAGGCCAATGACTATCTGGATTGGAAGTCCAGCGGAACCCTTTCCTTGACCGCTTCCTTGCCCCTGACGGGCGGCACCAATGGCACCGTGGCCGATTCCGACTATCAGACCTATCTTGATCAGGCGGAAGCGTACACCTTCAACGCTATGGGTTGCACCGAGAGCAAGGCCACCATCACCGCCCTGTTTGCGGCTTTCGCAAAGCGTATGCGTGATGATGTGGGCAAGAAGTTTCAGGTGGTTCTTTTCCGCAAGCTGGCCGACTATGAAGGCGTTGTGAGCGTCAAGAACGGCCTGACTTCCGACAAGACTTCCACCGCCCTGATCCCTTGGGTTACGGGTGTGATCGGCGGCACGGCGGTCAATAAGAGCGCCACCAACATGACCTATGATGGTGAATACGATGTGGACACCGATTTCACGCAGACCCAGCTTGAAAACGGGATCAGGGAAGGTTCCTTCATGTTCCATCGTGTGGATGAAGCGGTGTGTGTCCTGACCGACATTAACAGCTTCATTTCCATCACGGATGAAAAGTCCAGCGACTTTTCCAGCAACCAGACGATCCGAGTTTTGGATCAGATCGCCAATGATATTGCCGTTCTGTTCGGCAAGAAGTATCTTGGCAAGGTTCCCAATGATGCCGCTGGCCGGATTTCCCTTTGGAACGATATTGTGAAGCACCACACGGAACTTCAGGATATTCGGGCCATTGAGAACTTCAGCGGCGAAAATGTGACGGTTGAAAAGGGCGATACCAAGAAATCCGTGGTGGTTACTGACTATGTGACCCCCGTGAACGCTATGGAACAGCTTTATATGACCGTCTATGTTCAGTAAGGAGGTACAACCATCATGGCAGATAGAACCATCATGAACGCCAAGGATGCTGTTTCCGCTTCCTTGGCTGAATGTTTCGTGACCATCGGGGATAACCGTTACAACTTCATGCAGGCTATCAACCTTAAAGCCAACTTTGAGAAGAACAAAACGGAAGTTCCCATTTTGGGCAAGACCGGCAAGGGCAATAAGGCCACCGGCTGGAAGGGTACGGGTTCCGCCACCTTCCACTATAACACTTCCATCTTCCGTGAGCTGATGAAGCGTTATAAGGACACCGGCGAGGATGTCTATTTTGACATTCAGGTGACAAATGAAGATCCCACTTCTTCTGTGGGCCGTCAGACCGTGATCCTGAAGGATTGCAATATGGACGGCGGCTTGCTTGCCAAGTTTGACGCTGATGCGGAATACTTGGATGAAGATATGGACTTCACCTTTGAAGATTTCGAGATGCCCGAAACCTTCAGCCTTTTGGCCGGTATGCAGTAAGCAGAGCGCCCCGGCCTTACTTCGGTAGGGGCCGGGGCCTTTTTTCGTATCAAAATATAGGAGGAAAAAACAATGAGCCTGTCCGCTTTTTTGGCTGAAAACGCCGTTCCCGTTGAGAACATCAAGTTTGTTGCTTCCAAACGCTTCTTGGGTGAGGATGGCAACCCCATTCCTTGGGAGATCAAGACCATCACCGGCACCGAGGATGAAGCCCTTCGGAAGTCCTGTGCCAAGCGTGTTCCGGTTCCCGGCAAGAAGAACCAGTATCAGAAGGAAACCGACTATGATCTTTACCTTGGCAAGCTGGCCGTGGCTTGTACCGTGTTCCCCAATCTGAATGATAAGGAACTTCAGGACAGCTACAAGGTCATGGGCGCTGATGCCCTTCTGAAAACCATGCTGACCCCCGGCGAATATGCCGAATACCTGACCAAGATTCAGGAAGTGTGTGGTTTTGATACCACCATGCAGGATGAGGTTGATGAAGCAAAAAACTGATCTGTGAAGGTGATGGTGAAGCCAACATTGCTTACTATTGCCTTCACGAACTTCATTTGACACCTTCCGCCTTTTATGCTTTGCCCCGCCGTGAACGGGCTTTCATCATTGCGGCCATTGATGTTCGGGTGGAAGCTGAAAAGAAGAAGCAGAAGGAAATTGAACGAAAACAGCGCCGGGGTCGCCACAATTAAGGCCCCGGCTTCTATTCTCCAAGAAAGGTGGTGATCCCTGTGGGAAACATCCGGGCCGCTATTGCCCTTTATGATGGTGTTACCAGCCCCCTTCAGAGTATGCACAAGGCAATGGGGGTTGTGCTGAACACCTTTGAAGCCATGCAACAGGCTTCCGGTAGAGCCGTTGACACGGCGGCAATCCGGGAAGCCCGTGAAGAATGGGCGAGAGCGGGAACCGCCTTTGATACCATTGAAGAAAATATCAGGAACGCCAACAACGAACAGCAGAATTTCAACAATTCCATCCGTGGGGGTAGCAATTCCGCCAACGGGCTTCTGTCCATCATCAAGAAAGTTGCCATTGCCGCTGGCGGTATTGCCGGGATCAATAAGGCGCTGAATATTTCGGATGAATTGGCAAGCACCAAGGCCCGATTGAATTTGCTTGTGGATGATGGCGGTTCCGTTGAAGCCTTGGAACAGAAGATCATGGCTTCCGCCCAGCGTTCCCGATCCGTTTATTTTGACACAGCTTCCGCCGTTGCGAAACTTGGCCTGAACGCTGGTAACGCCTTCGGTGGCAATATGGATCAGGTCATTGCCTTCATGGAACAGGTGAACAAGCAGTTCGTTATTGGCGGCGCTACGGCCCAAGAACAGAGCAACGCCATGATCCAGCTTACACAGGCAATGGCGGCGGGTGCGCTTCGTGGTGAAGAACTGAACTCTATTCTGGACGGTGCGCCGGGTATCGCAAGAGCCATTGAAAAATATATGGGCATTGCGGAAGGTTCCATCAAGACGGTTGCACAGGAAGGCAAGGTAACGGCTGAAGTGGTGAAGAACGCCATGTTTGCTATGGCGGACGAAACCAACGCAAAGTTCGATTCCATGCCCAAGACTTGGGCGCAGATTTGGGCCGGGATGAAAAATAAAGCCCTTTCCATGTTCGCCCCGATTCTGACCAAGATCAACCAGATTGCCAATAGCACCAAGTTCCAGCAAGTTACCACGGCCCTGATCAATGGGCTTGCGGGGGTTGCAAATGTGGCTTCTTCGCTATTGGATATTCTGATTTCCGTTGCTTCGGTGATTGTTGATAATTGGAGTTGGATTCAGCCTATCATCATGGGTATTGTGGCCGCTATGCTGATTTATAACGGTGTGGCGCTGGTGACAAATGCCATTATGGGTATTCAGGCAACGGCCAAGGCCGTTCATGCGGCGGCAACTGCTATGGAAGCGGGAGCCACTTTCACCGCTACGGTAGCCCAGCAGGGCCTAAATGCGGCGCTTTTGGCTTGCCCCATTACATGGATCATCCTTCTGATTATCGCCGTGATTGCGGCTATCTATGCGGCTTGTGCGGCGGTTGCAAAGTTCATCGGTATTGCCAATAGCGGCTTCGGTGTGATTTGCGGCGGAATCATGGTGGTGATCGCCTTCTTCAAAAACCTTGGCCTGTCCGTGGCGAATATTGCCTTGGGTATCTGGAACGCTTTGGGGGCCTGTGCTTCCAACATCGGAACGGCCTTCCACAATGTCATTTCCAATGTTCAGGGGTGGTTTTACAACCTTCTTTCCACAGCCCTTACCGTTGTGGCCGGTATCTGTGAAGCCCTGAATAAGTTGCCCTTTGTCGAGTTTGATTATTCCGGTATCACCAGCAAAGCAAGCGAATATGCGGCTAAGTCCGCTGAAGCCTATGGGAATGTTGAGGAATATAAAAGCGTTGCCGATGCTTTCAATGAAGGAATGTCTACCTTTGACACCTTCCAAGATGGTTGGGCCGCTGATGCCTTTGCTTCCGGTGCCGCTTGGGGTGATGGTGTGGCCGATAAGGTTTCCGGTATGTTTGATTTTTCCGCCTTGGATTCTATGGGGGCTGATTCTTTGGATGCCTTCAACCTTGGCAATGATCTTGATAGCATTTACGGGAACACCGGCGATATTGCAAACAACACAGCGGCCACCGCTGATGCCTTGGATATTGCTGAAGAAGATTTGGCTTATCTTCGTGACATTGCGGAGCGTGAAGCAATCAACCGGTTCACTACCGCTGAAATCAAGGTTGAACAGCACAATGAAAACCACATTTCCAAAGATGCTGATTTGGATGGGATCATGGATGCTTGGGCCAATGACTTTGCTGAAAAGCTGGAAGTTTCTGAAGAAGGGGTGCATGAGTAATGGCATATAAACTGTATATGGCGGGAACGCTTATGCCCATCACCCCTTCCAAGGTGACGGTGAAGATCAATAACCAGAACAAAACCATGACCCTAATCAACGGGGAAGAAATCAACATTCTGAAGGCCGCTGGCCTTTCGGATGTGTCCTTTGAATTGGTTCTTCCCCAAGTGTCCTATCCCTTCAGCAACGGTGGAGCGCAAAGCGCCGCCTATTACCTGTCCTTGTTTGAACGGCTGAAGGTAAGCAAGACCCCGTTCCAATTCATCCTAAACCGGCAGAAGCCCGGTGGCGGGATGTTCCATTACACCAATTTGACCGTTGGCCTTGAAACCTATGAAATCACCGATGATGCCGGTGAAGGTTTTGATGTGAAGGTGAAGATCAACCTGAAACAGTACAGAGCCTATGGCACCAAGACCGTGACCGTGCAACCGGCCAAGACTTCCGGGGGAACCGCCACCGCAACGGTTAAGGCGGCACCCCGGCCCACCACAACGGCCCCGAAAGCCGCCACCTATACGGTGAAATCTGGTGATTGCCTTTGGAACATTGCCAAGAAGCAGTTGGGCAACGGGGCCGATTACACGAAAATTTATAATCTGAACAAGGACAAAATCAAGAACCCGAACCTGATCTATCCCGGTCAGGTTCTTACTTTGCCTTCCTGAAAGGGGTGATTCCGTTTGGCAGTTGAATTGTTCATCCAGCATAACAGCACCATCCAATTCCCCGTTGTCAAGGAAGGCGCACGGCTGACCTTGGAGCGCAAGGGAACCCCCGGCAAGTTGGAGTTCACCGTTGTCAAGGGGCCGGGGCTGAACTTTGCTGAAGGTGATCCGGTGAAGCTGACTGTGAACGGAACCGCCATGTTCTATGGGTTTGTGTTCAAGAAAAAGCGTGACAAGGGCGGCACCATTGATGTTGTGGCCTATGATCAGTTGCGTTATTTGAAGAATAAGGACACCATCACGGAAGAAGGGCTGAAGGCTTCTGACCTTCTGAAGCGCATTGCAACAGATTTCCGGTTGAACCTTGGCACGGTGGAAGATACCGGTTATACCCTTGAAACCATCGTGGAAGAAAACCAAACCCTGTTTGATATGATCCAGAGCGCCCTTGATGAAACCCTGATGAATACCAAACAGCTTTATGTTCTATATGACGATGCCGGGAAGCTGACCCTGAAGAACATCAATACCATGAAGCTGAACCTTCTGATTGATGAAGAAACCGGGGAAAACTTCAGCTATGAATCCAGTATTGATGAACAGACCTATAACAAGATCAAGCTGGCCTATAACGATGAAAAAACCGGTAAGCGGGAATTGTTCATTGCACAGGACGGGGCGAAAATGAACCAATGGGGTGTTCTTCAGTATTTTGAAGAAGTTCAGACCAAAACGGGCGCTTCCGCCAAGGCGGATGCCCTGTTGAAGCTGTACGATCAGAAAACCCGCAAGCTGACCATTCAGAACGCTTTCGGTGATGTGCGGGTTCGTGCTGGAAGCGCCGTGGTGGTGGCCCTGAACCTTGGGGATATTGTCACCAACAATTACATGGTGGTGAACAAAGTCACCCACACCTTCAGGGGTGATGAACACATGATGGAACTTGACCTGATCGGGGGTGAATTTATTGCCTAATCCTGTTGAAGTTGTGAAACGGGCGGCGGTGGAAGCTGTGGAAGCCGGGAAGCCGGTGAACATCCTGTTTGGAACTGTCCTTTCCGCTTCACCCTTGAAAATTCAGGTGGATCAGAAATCCATCTACACTTCTAAAATGCTGATCCTGACCCGGAATGTGACTGATTTTGAAGTTGATATGACGGTGAACCACAGCACCGAGGACAAAGGCGGTGGTTCCGGTGCGGCGGCTTATGAAGCCCACAAACACGCCTATGTTGGCAAGAAAACCTTCAAGGTTCACAACGCTTTGAAGGCCGGTGAAAAGGTGCTTCTGATCCGGGTTCAGCAAGGAAAGAAATTCGTGGTCATTGACCGAGTAAAGGGGGCTTGATGATGATTCCGCAAGTGCAGGATGATATTAAACAGGATTTCACCATTGAAACCCTTCCAAGCCGTACTTTCAGGATGAACCACAACAACCTGACCATCATCGGCACCATTGATGAAATCCAAGCTGTGGAACAGGCGGTTTTTCTGATCCTGAACACAGAACGCTATGAATGGTTGATCCATTCTTGGGATTATGGGGTTGAACTTCATAATCTGATCGGGAAAGATGTGGAATACTGTATTCCCGAAATTGAACGCCGGGTTCGTGAAGCCTTGCTTCAGGATGATAGGATCACGGCGGTTCAGAACTTTGAATTTACGGTGAACAAAAAGAAAGTGCTGACTACCTTCACGGTGGTCAGCATTTTTGGCGAAATCAATGCAGAATTGGGGGTTGAAATCTGATGTATGAAGCACAGACCTATGAAGCAATCCTTTCCCGGATGCTTCAGAAGGCGCTTTCCATCAATGGCAATTTGGACACCCGTGAAGGTTCGTTGGTTTGGTGCGGTGATGCCCCCGCCGCCGTGGAATTGCAGAACCTTTATATTGCCCTTGATACGGTGCTGAATGAAACCTTTGCGGACACCGCAACCCGCCCTTATCTCATTTTGAGGGCGGCAGAAAGGGGGCTGAAACCGCAACCGGCAAGCCCCGCCGTGTTGCAGTTGAGCATTACACCAACCACCTTGCACCTTCCCATGAACACCCGCTTTTCCATTGGAGAACTGAACTATTATGTTTCGGCTGACCGTGGAAGTGGTAAGTATGAAATCACCTGTGAAACCGCTGGTGAAGCCGGTAATGACTACACCGGAACGGTGATTCCCATTGAGTATGTGGACGGGCTTGAAACCTGTTCCATTTCCGCCGTGGTGATCCCCGGTGAGGATGAAGAAGATACTGAGGTTTTCAGACAGCGTTACATGGATAGCCTGAACGCCCAAGCCTTCGGCGGCAACCGTGCGGATTATCTGGAAAAGGTGAACGCCATTCCCGGCGTGGGCGGTGTGAAGGTATATCGGGTTTGGAACAGCGATTTGAACCCGGCCAAGCTGATCCCGCCCACGGGAACCGACACTTGGATCAGCGGCCTTTCCGGTGTGTCCGAGGAAATCAAGGCGTGGTTGAATGCCGTGTATGCGGCGGGAGCCAATAGCAAGCTGACCGTGGGCGGAACCGTGAAGCTGGTGATCATCAACAGTTCCTTCAAGAAGCCTTCGGAAGCCCTTGTGGATCAGGTGCAGACCGCAGTTGACCCCCTTCAGAACGCCGGTGAAGGCGTGGGCATTGCCCCCATCGGCCATGTGGTGAGGGTTGAAGGCGTGGGTGAAGATACCATCAACCTTTCCTTCGATCTGTACTATCAGCGGGAATGGAGTTGGGATGATGTTTCCGCCTATGTCACGGAAGCAATCAACGGTTACTTCTTGGAACTGGCCCAAAGTTGGGCAGACCAGAATGAAGCCCTTGTGGTTCGTATCAGTCAGGTGGAAAGCCGCCTGTTGGGAATCACCGGTATTCTGGATATTGCCAACACCAAGATCAACGGTGAAGCGGCGAACTGTACCCTAACCCTTGACCACATCCCGGTTTTGGGAACCATTGAGCCGGGAACCATCGTGATCAGCGGATAAGGGGGCCGGGAGCATGGAACGCAAACTGATTGATTATCTTCCCTATGTCATTCGTGATTATGCGGAGTTTCAGGGGATCATGGGGAGCGAACAGCCGGAAATTGAAAAGGCATGGAATACCACGGATGATCTTCTTGATAATCAGTTCATTCCCACCGCTGGAAACATGGGCCTTTCCCGGTGGGAAAAGATTTTGGGGATCACCCCCAAAGGCACGGACAGTCTTGAAGATCGCCGGTTCCGTATTCTGACCCGGATCAATGAAGAACTTCCGTACACCTTGCCCCAGCTTCGGAACATCCTTGAAACGCTGTGCGGGAAGGGTAATTATTCCGCTGATGTGGAAGAAGGCACCTATCAGCTTCTTGTGAAAATCGGGTTGGCCGCAAAGAACAACTTCAATGATGTTGAATCTTTGCTGAACCGGGTTGTTCCCCAAAACATGGTTGTGACCTTGCTTCAGCTTTATAACACCCATGCGGAACTTGGGCGGTTCACCCATGCCCAGCTTGCCGCCTATACCCACAATCAGTTGAGAAACGAGGTTTTGAAGAATGGCGAATAAAACAACCAACTACAAGCTGACTAAACCCCTTGAATCTGAATTTTATGATGTAGGGGTTCAGAATGAAAACATGGATAAGATTGATACCCAAATGAAGGCCAATGCGGATGCCGTTGAAGCCCTTCAGAAAGGTCAATCCGGGAAGGCTGATCTGGTGGATGGTAAGGTTCCCGCCGAACAGCTTCCTGACATGAACTATGATGCAAAAGGCACAGCACAAAACAAGGTGAGAGAACACAACCTTGACCAAACCGCCCACCCGTATCTGTTGAACCAGATCGGAACCTGTGTGGAAGCGGCGCAGAACGCACAGACCGCCGCAGATGCGGCCTTGAAAGCTGTGTCCGGTATCGTCTATACCATCAATGTTCTTCCTTCGCAGAATGGCACCCTGACCTATAACGGACAGGCCCAAAGCCCTTCTTGGAACGCCTATAACCCTGAAGCCCTGACCTTGGGCGGTGTAACCACCGGCACCAATGCTGGAACCTACACGGCCACTTTCACGCCGAAAGGGAAGTATAAGTGGGCAGATGGCACACAGACCGCCAAGGAAGTGACTTGGACGATCAGCGCCGCCACCATGACGATCCCCACGCAGAGCAACAGCCTTACTTATACCGGTTCGGCCCAAAGCCCCACTTGGAACAACTATGACAGCGGGAAAATGACGCTTGGCGGAACTACCACCGGCACCAATGCTGGAACCTACAATGCCACCTTCACGCCGAAAACGAACTACAAGTGGGCCGATGGAAGCACCGGGGCCAAAACGGTTGCTTGGAGCATTGCCAAGGCCGCTGGTAGTTTGTCTTTGAATGAGACTTCCATCAAACTGACCGCCGCAAAGACAACGGACACCATCACCGTGACAAGAGCCGGTAACGGCACAATCACGGCCACTTCCAATGCCCCTACGGTGGCTTCTGTGAGCGTTTCCGGTGGGGTGGTAACTGTTACCGCCAAGGGCAAAGGAAGCGCCACAATCACCGTCAGCGTGGCCGCTGGCACCAACCACACGGCCCCGGCCAATAAGACCTGTTCCGTTGAAGTGACTTTGCCCACCAAGGTTCTGAATGATAACAGTTGGGCAACCATCCGGGAAGTCAGTTCCGCAGGTTTGGGGGCCAACTATTGGGCCGTTGGCGATGTGAAAGAAATCAAGATCAATGGCAAGGTGGGCAACACCACTTTTTCCAATTTGGCGGTCAATGTTTTCATTTTGGGGTTCAATCACAATTCGGCCCGTGAAGGCGGGAATAAGATCCATTTCCAGATTGGAAAAATTGGAAGTGCCGCCGTTGCCTTGTGTGACAGCAAATACAACACTAATATTTCCGGCACCGGTTATTTCAGTTGGAACACCAGCAACACGAACAGCGGGGGTTGGAACGCTTGCTATAAGCGGAAAACCCTTTATGGCAATGATGGAACCCCCACAAGCCCCTTGGCAAACAGTTTGATGGCGGCGCTTCCGTCTGACCTTCGTGCTGTGATGCAACCCGTGACCAAGTACACCGATAACACGGGCAATTCCAGCAACAGTTCCGGTAATGTTACAACCACCACCGATTACCTGTTCGATCTTTCCGAGTTTGAAGTCTTTGGCGCAAGAAGCTATGCCAATCAGTACGAACAGAATTACCAGCTTCAGTATAATTATTACAAAGCTGGTAACACCAAGATTGCAAATAATCACACCGCCGTTACCACGGCGGTTTGGTGGGGCCTTCGTTCCCCTAATTACAATCACACCGGCAATTTCGTTATTGTCTGGACGGATGGCGGCACCGGCTATCACGATGCCCATTATTCTGGTGGGTTGCGGCCCGGCTTTGCCGCCTAATCCCCCCGCAGGATGATCCCGTCCCCATCCCGCCCCCCCAAGGCGGGGGGCGCGGGGGGGGAACCCCGCAACACAAACAAAAAAC